TTCACCCACACGACATCGGCCAGCATGATCGAGGTATTGGTGGTCGAGGTAGCGACGATCTCGTTCAGGAACAACTGACCAGTCGGCGTCCAAAGCGGCAGGCATCCGTTGTCCGCCGCCGTGGTGCCGTCCGTCGCACGACCGTTGAGTCCAGGCGTGCCAGGCGACCATGCGCCAGGATACCCCGTGTCCTTGGAGAACCCGTACCAGTACGCCGTGCCCTCGGCAGCCGTGCCCACCTTGTTGAACGGGATGATGCGCCCCGTCACGCCAACGGTCGTCGGCGCGTTGACCTGCTTGTCGCCCGTCGCATCGTAGACCGCCCACTCGTTGCCGTCGCTCCATTGCAGCGACTCGCCGGCCATGAGCGTGGCCTTGAACAGGGAGTACTCGGTGCCGGAGACGTCGATCTTGACCGTGACCGTCTGCGCCGTGCTGGCGTGGCGGTTGAACACGGACACCGCCTTGATGCCGCGCTGCGTGCTGGCCGCAGGCGCAGCCACCAGCACCGTGGTGCCGGCGGTGTTGATCGTGCCCTGCGAAGCGCCAGGCGTGAAGGCGCTCGTGGTCATGTCGACCCACGACACGAAGTAGTCGGTGTCCGCCGTGGAGCTGGTGGTCAGTTCGAAGACCTTGCTCGTCGTGTCGAGTGTGATCGCCATCAGAATCCTCCGAACGCCATCCTAGCCATCACCTGCGGCTGGTCGAGACCGCCGCCGCCAGCCGGAGCGGCCCATGTGCCGTCGGCGCGCAGGAAGTTCGACGTGCCGCCGCCGCTGGCGTCGACGAGGCCGGCTTCCGTGCTCGTGAACAAGGGCAACGTCGCGTCCGTGCCCGTCGAGCTGGCGAGCACGCGCGTGGCCGCCGTGTAGCTGAGGTCCGTGGATCCACCACCACCACCGCCGCCAGCTGTGCGCGATGTCTTGAGATCTGTCCAGTAACGACTCATACCGTGTACCTCTGGTAGTAGCCGTAGACCACGATGTGCGACGCATGCTGCGCGTACGCTTTGATGATCACGCCGTTCTGCATCGGCCTCTTGTCCTGAACTACTACGGCACCTGCACCATGATCCATGTCGATCGTGATCACATCGTCCGGGACTGTAGTTCCACCGACCAACAGTGTCAGCTTGGTCGTCGCGTTCGCCGAGTCCACATGGCACGCCTCGATCGTCAGGAAATCCAGAGTCGTCGTGCCCGATGCCACGGTGTGGATCGTCTGCGCACCGCCGCTCGTCGTGGCGGTGATCAGGATGTTCTTGCCGTTGGTCTGGCCGGACAGGAATCCGGTCACGATGTCGCCGCGTGCCATGTATCACGTCCTCCCGAAGATCTGGTGCTCGGCGAAGTATTGGATCCCGTTGCGCTCGAAGCGTTGGCGCGGAATCCGCAGCAGCTCGGTCGAGAACCTGTAGATGCGGATCTGGTAGCTCGTCGTGGGCCGCGTGAAGGATAGCCGCCACTGCACATGCTGGCAGCGGACCTTGCCCGGCGAGTACGCCTGCCACGCCGAGTAGGTGTCGTCTTCGTCGAGCGTGCGGAACTCGATCTTCAACGACACGCGGCCGGGATCGTCGCCGTTGCCCAGTTCATTCAGGGGCCCTTCCCACGTCCACTGGGCCTCGGCGTCGTCGAATGGATAGGTCGCGTCGTCCCACGTCGTCGGCCAGATCTGCTCCGCAATGCAGAATGCCGAGTTGTAGAACCACTCCGCACGCTGGTCGACTTCCACTAGGGGATCGGCCGTCTCGTAGGTGGCCGTCAAGTTCGACCCGGAGAACTCCAAGTAGCCCTGCGGGAACAGCGTCGAGGTCGTCACCTGGCAGCCGGTGAGCGTCGCGTTGGGACTAACCGCGCCGGAGCGCCGCCAGCCGATGCCGAAGTCTTCCCACGAGTTCGAGAAGAACGTGCGGTTGGTGGTCTGGAACGGGATCTCCGAATCCACGACCGTCGCCGCCCACTCGTAGGAGTCGTACTCCGAGTACTTGCCACGCTCGCTGATGGCGCGCACGAAGAGCGGCGCGCCCGGGACCAAGAGGCCGTGCAGATGCTCGAGGTTCGACACGCTCGTGGCGACGGCGCTGGTCCAGTTCTGCGTCGGGCCCAGCTTCGCCGAGTCCTGCGGCGTTGCGCCGACCCGCTGGCCGAGGATCCAACCACCTCGACGCACCTCGAGCGTGCTGGCCTCGTCGTTGCTCCCAAGCTCGAACCTGTAGGTCGCCTGCTCGCCGTCCATCGCCGTGGGGAAGTCGTTGTCCCACGCCGGAGCCGACGGCCTCGGGCCCCGGCCGATGAACCGCAGGCCGGCCTGCGCCGACCTCGAGGGCGTGCGCGCCACGCCTCGGATGCAGCGCGCGGAGACGGCGAACAACATGGCCTGCCCCGCAACGGCGTCGTCCAGGACGATGATCTTGGACCTCTCGCCGGCCTGCGCCGTGCCACGGAGCTCCCAGAACCGCGCCGACCGCGACTCGTCGACGAAGCAGGAGTAGATGTCGAAGCCGCCTAGCTGGTCGCTCGAGTATTCGCCGTACTCCCAAGTCACCAGAACGCGCGGCTGGTGAGCGCCGCCCGGCCCGCGTGCGATCGTCTCGCGCACGGTCACGAGGTCGGCGCGAGGCGGCGCGGAGTTCTGGCCCAGCGCCGGCGAAGTCGATTGGAGGAAGCCCGTGCCGATGTCCGGCGTCTCGCCGATCGCCTCGACGTCGTACACGGCCTCGACGTACTCGGTCCAGTGGACTTCGCGCTTGAGGTCGGCCGTCAGCGTGATCGAATCCACGCTCGCCAGCAGGTCTTCGCCGTCCTTGTAGAGCACCCAGACGTCGTTCTTGTCGGGCAAGGCCGCGTAACCGGTCGACACCGTCAGCGGCGATCCGATCGCGTAGGTGCCGGCGGCCGAAGTCACGGTCAGCGTGGCCGGCACTTCTCCTTGGTTCGCCTCCGTGCGACGGATCGTCAGCTTGTACGTCGTGGCCGCCGCCAGCACGACGGCGCGGTCGAGGTAGACCTGTGTGGTCAAGCTGGACGGCTGGTACACGCGGCCGGAGATCCCTCGATCCGCCACGTCGTGGGCGATGCGAATGACGTCCAGAGGCTCGAGCGCCAGCAGGTCGATGCTGCCGGTGAACTTGCCCTTGCGCCGAATCAAGTGCTCTTGGTTCAGGAGGAACTGCGCTTGGCGCAGAACCTGCGCGCGACGAGTCACGCCCTCGAGGAAGAACGACCGACGGCGCAAGAGGCCAAAGTCCGTCGTGCCTTGGATCGACGGATGCTCGGCCGACACCATCGACCGCTCGTAGTTCAGGGCCTCGTCCAGGAAGGCGATTTCGATCTGGTTGAACCGCGTCTTCGGGTTCAAGTACTCCATCTCGAAGCTGTCGACCTCGACCTGCGAGGGCCCGATGACTTCGACCACGCTGCGCGGCTTGTGGACGGCGATGCGGATGCGCCGGCCGTCGCGGATGGGCGTGGCTCGACCGCAGGCGCAGACTTGCAGCACCTTGTCCCACGCCTCCCCCTGCTCGTCGATCGCGCCGTCGAACGAGAAGCGCGTCTGCCGAGTCTGGATCGTGCCGGCAGGAGTCACCACGCTCGACATGTTGCTGCCCAACGTCCACGGCGGCGTGCCTAGGGAATAGCGCACGACGATCTTCGACGGCGCGGCCGACGAGCGGACGATGTTGACGATCTCGTAGTGGATGTCGTCGAAGGGCGTGATCACGCCGAATCCGCTGCTGTTCAGGTCCACCAAAGACGGCAGAGCCGGCGCGCCCGAGTACCAGATGTAGTCGCCGATCCGCACGGTGTCCGGGATCGAGTTGGCCGGGCACCAGAACTCGAGGACCGGCGATCCCGCGTACGTCGTGTACTTGACGTCGTACCACGTCATCAGCGAGCCCGTGCTGGTCGCGCTGTACGGGGCCTCGTAGCCGGTCTGGTTGTAGATCAGCTCGCTGCAATAGTCGGCCCACGCCTGGAACGTGCCGATCTCGAGGTCTTCCGGATCGAACGTGTTGCCAAGGCCCCACTCCTTGTCGAGCAGCATGTCGACGACGATCCACGCGGGATTCGACGTGTACTTGCTTTCAAAAGTCGGCGACTCCACGCTGATGCCGTCCCAGACAGGTACCAGTCGGCCCTTGATGACGGCAGACACGGTCGGCGCGCCGCCGTTGATCTCGGAAGTCGCGCGAACCGACACGCCGAGCAAGGGTGCGGTCGGATAGGTGAACGGGTCGTACTCACGCAGGCCGACCGACTTCCAGATGATGGCGTCACCGTAGTCGGTGCTCGTCATGTTCTTGAAAGACCGCAAGACCTCTAGCTTGTACTTGGCCTTTTTGACGATGCGCGTCGGCGGAACTTCGAGTTCGCAGAAGGCCACTTGACTGCCGGAAGTGACACTGCGTGCCACGGCAGAGCCCTGAGGAGTATTCGTCAGCGTGTTGCCATTGCCGCTGTCGTCCGTGAGGGACAGAGTCGAGCCAGTGCTGGCCGAGCCCTTGTAGAAGCACACCGGGAACAAGTCGGGCTCGAGGCGCGTGACGCCGTTGCCGTTGTTGAAGTGCGAGACGATCGTCTCTTCGGCCATCACGCCCTTGTACATGACGACGTTTTGAAGTCGTCCGTCGCGGCCCGGACCTCGAATCTCGAGCGACGGCGTCGAGAAGTTGGGCAGCACGGCCGAGCTGGACGTCAAGTGGTCGACGATCTTCGCGCCGTTCGCGTAGATCCTTACGCGGTTTAGTGTGCCGACAGCGCCCTTCTCGTACACGGCCACGAGATGCTCCCAGAACGCCGGATTGTTATTGAGGGTAATGTCCGCGCCATTCGCGCTACCTGAGTTCAGAACCTGATAACTGGGACCCGCGAAGGCTTGGCCGAGGCCCTCGTAGATTTTCACGCCGCTGGAAAGCTGGACGTATGGCACATAGCGCGTGGCGCTTTGGCCCGGAGCGATCGGGTAGTTGCGAGCTTCGCTTCCTACCCCAAGGTTGCCGATCTTGAACCAGAGTCCACTTGCAGTTGCACCGCTTGAAAGGGAAAAAGAAGTAGCACCAATGTAAGTGAGCGTCCGAGGCAGGAAGAAACACTCAAACGAGAACGAGTCTGGACTTCCGCCAGAAGGCCAAAGTGGCCCACCGCTCGGAACCGTGAGTGCACCAGTTCTGGTCAAAAATACGGGCGCAATAATATTGCCGTTTAGCCCAGGCGAGAATTCCATGTAGCGGCCAAGAGGCCGCAAGCTGAAGGTCTGCGGGTTGTACAGCGGCACTCGATAGTCGAGCGTCGATCCACCTGAAAGCTGTGCATATTCCTTGAAGAAACGCAGACGAACATAGCCATCGCCCTGCGGACCTCCAGTCGTGATCGGCGCGCCGCCGGCATCTAGTTCGATGTAGCGCACAGCGATGCCCGTGAGAGAAGGGATCTGTGATCCTCCTCCATTGATCGAAAAGATGCCCTCTGGCACCTGCGTCTTGAACACAGCCTCCTCGGCTTCGACATTCATCGAATAAGTAACACCAAAGGAAGACCAGACCTCATTGCTGGACGTCACGCCGTCCGGCAACAGCTCCGGCGATCCATAGTTGAGAACCGCTTGGGAATAGATGAAGTCCGACCCCGTGTACGTTGGACCGTCGAGGCTCGTATCCACGCCCACGTTCGTGACCGAGAACTGGAAGCCCTCCACGCCGCTCTGCTCGAGCGTGCCCATGCGCACCTGCATCGTCACGCCCGACACGTCGCGCGCGTCCGAGTCGTTGATGTACAGCGAGCCCACTGTAATCGGCGTCTCGCGCGAGTCCGAGGAAAGCGGCGTGGTCGTGTCGACCGTCTGGCCGGCGATCTGCTGCAACGGACCCTCGCCAAGAGAGACCAGGACGTTGTACGTCGAACCACGCGCCCCAAAGTCGTCGACGAACTCGTTGATGATCTGGCCGCCGACGCGCAGCTTGCCGTAGTACAGCGGAATTGCCTCGCCCTCGACGCGCGTCGGCTCGATGCCGTTGTAGCCGTAGGTCGCAGAACTCTTGTCCTCGCGCAGCTTCGGCGGCTTCGGAAGCAGCGCGCGCATGATCACGTTCGCCGCGAACATGATCGCCAGGTACTTGAAGAACGCCGCCCAAGTCAGCTCCACGCCGCGCGGCACCATCACGAATGCCACGCGATCCCCCGCGTGCACTTCCTTGTCCCAGTCGAGGCGCTTCACGCCGTCGACCGGCAGGACGTTCTCCTTCACGTCGTGCCAGCCACTCGGCAAAAGGTCCACGACCAGCGCGGACTTGCGATCGACGTAGAACCGCTCGGCGTGTTTCGCGCCAGCGAAGACGTTCTTGATCAGTAGGACTTCGATCACGCCTTGTACCTGTAGACCGCCAGAACGTTGCGCAGCTTCGACGCCGGAATGCAGATCACGCCGCGACGCTTGTCGGCCGTGAGCACGATGGTCGGATAGTTCGGGCCACCGTGCACGACCACCGACACATGCGCGCTCAGGTTGTCCGTGCTGGATACCTGAACCACGATGTCTCCGCGCTCGCTCTTGCTGCCGGCGATGTAGCCGCTCGTGACGACTTCCCAGCGTTTCTTCTCGGCCATTCTCCACGCCGACAGCGCCGCGAAGTCGCTGGTGTGCGCGGACGGCGTGAAGGCATCCAGATCGTCGGCCATCTTCGGGCCGAACAGCCGCTCGAGAACCACCATCGCCACGCCCAGGCAGTCGAGGCCCTTCTTGGCGTCTCGGCCGCCGTGGACGTAGGGCACGTTCAGAAGGTCGAAGTAGAAGGACCTCTCCTGCCGGATGTCTTCCTTGGTCTGATAGGCGGGCATGCCGCCTATCCTACCTCCGCCCTTGGCGCGGGATGCCCGGCCAGCCGCCGAAGCGCGCCGGGTGCAGGCGCGGGAGTCCAGCCGCAACCTCGGCGTCGCCATGCGCCTCGCAGTCGGCCTGAGTCTTGAGGCAGGACGGCTTGGCCGTCGACAGCGTGCCGTTGTTCAAATCGTAGCCGCAGCGCGCGTCGCCGTAACGCCAGCGACAGTGGTCTCGAATGTACCGCCGGCCCGGAAGGACGGCCTGAGTCAAGTTCAGCGCCGACACGTTCCAAGCCACGCGGTCGTAGGTGGCCTTGCAGGATACGATCTGACCGTCGAACCGGAGCGCCGCCGAGGGGTCGGACTGCTGGAGGACGTGCACGAGCTTGATCACGATCGGCTGTCCGACCAGTCCGTCGTGGTCCTCGAGCACGGTCCGAATCAACAGCGACTCGTTGGAGATCTGCAACTGGATCTGCGGCAGGTCGCCCTCGGAGCTCTGCGTCACGGGGCTCTGCACGATCGGGAACGGCTCGTAGACCAAGGGCACGCCAGACGAGTCCGTGCCGTACTCGAAGTTCCGGTCGTAGTTCGTGAGCCGGTAGCGCGTCGGCGGGCTCGTCGGCACCTCGACTTCATACAGCCAGACCCACGGGTACTCGTCGGCAAGTTGCCGGCTGCGCGCCAGCGTGAGATCGGTTAGCGGCTGCGTCATTCGCTCAAGACCTCCTCGAACTCGGCCGACCACCGGAACACGCTCGGCGTGATCTGCTCGACCGCCAACGAATCATTCACGAACCGCACGGTCACGGCCTCGCCATTCGGCGTGGTCCACGAGAAGGGCACCTCCGCGCCCTTGCGCGCCTCGTAGAAGGACTTCAGCGTCGTGACCTCCGACGCCAGCGCCGCATTGTTGCCGAGCTTCCAGCGGCCCCTGGAGCGGCTCTGGCGCACCGCGACGTAGCGGTGGTCGCTGTCGAACTCGTGCCCGAAGACCGACCGGCGGTCGTCCTCCTGCACGCCGAACTCGTAGGGGACCGAGAACGTACCCGTCGCCGCGTCGGCTTCGCCCGGCACCGCGATCGACAACTGGTCGCGCTCGGCCGTGTCGATCTCGCCGGAGCCGGCACCGTTCTCGAACGTGTCAAAGTAGACGATGCCGGAGCCGCCCGTGGCCGTCGAGGAGTAGCCGACGAAGCCTTCGCCATATCCGGACTGGATGCGCGTGCTCTTCTTGTCGACGACTTCGCCCGTACTGGCGACCGTCAAGTCGATCGCAGCGCCAGGAGGCGTCACGCCGCCGTCCAAGTAGTTGCCGGCGGCTACGTCCCAAGTCAGATGCACGCCGTTGATGTACACCTTGAGGCCCGTGTACCCGTCCTGCGGAGTCGGGATCGGGAGCGAGCGCGACGCGAATCGCAGCACGAAAGGCGTGCCCAAGGCCAAGCCGGCGAAGCCAGTCTTCTTGACCATCAAGACAGGGCTCGCCGTGCCTAGGCGAGTGCGATAGAGCGACACGTCCCAGCGCGGCACGCTGCCGTCGTACTCGACGCGAACCTGATAGCAGCCAGGCTGGCTGGTGAAAGCCGTCGTGTAGTTCGTCGCCAAAAGGCTGCCGAACAGGCACAGGCCGGCCCCGCGCGTGTTCGTGGTCTGGAGGTTCTCGAAATTGAGCGAGACTTGCCGGTCCTGCTTCTTCGGATCCTTCGCCCGATAGGCCCTCCACGAGTAAGCCAGCGCAGCATTGGTCGGCGGCGGCGTCAAACTGTTCGAGGCCGGCTGGAACTTGATCCGGTTGTTGGCCGTGTCGGCACGCATCGCCAACTCGTACGGCACCGTGTTTGCCGATTGGTAGGCCCACAGATCTCCGCTCCACAGCGTCATCAGGCTGTGCCCAGTGAGGCTGTGCGTCACGGGCGCGCTTGTGCTGACCAACTCACGGCCGCCGCGAATCCAGAACCTCTCCCATGTTTCGCGCAGCAGATAGGAGCTGGAGCCGTAGTTCTTGACGCCCCACTCGTCGCAGATGTGGTGCATCCACTGTCCGGTCTCCGTGGGATTCACCGAGTTCTCGCCGGCGAGCAAGATGCCCACACGGCCCGCCGCCGTGATCGGCGAACTGGAGTCCGTGTAGCTGAGGATCTCGGTCTCGATCTGCTGCCCGCCGACGGTCTGCGTGATGTAGCCCTTGAGCTCCACGTTGCCGGAGACCGTGCGGCATGTCATCCGCATCCTGCGCGCCTCTTTCGCGGTGGCAAATAGACCAGCCCAGGGCGGCGAGAACGTAGGGAATGGGTTGTACTCCGCGACTGTCGTGCATGCGCCCGACACCGCCTTGATCAACAGGTAGCGGATGATGGACGAAGATGCCGTGCCACCCTGCGCCGTGGCGATGAAGACCATGTAGTAGCCGGACACGCTGCCCAGTCGCGTCGCGCTGCCCGATCCCGAAAGAGAACCAGAAAGGCGCGCGGCCAATCCAAAGAGGAACCCGCGCTGGAAAGTCGTGGCTTGTGGCCTCTCCGAGAAGCGATGCACCATGTGCAGATCCACGTCGGTGGGCTGCAAGTCTCGATACAAAAACCCACAGACATGTGCGCCGGAGACCCCGGCCTGATGCGTGGCGGATGCGAGCGCGGGAGCCACATACGAAGTTCCGGCCTGATCCGCTGGCGTGAGTCGACAGGTAATGTCGGCCGAACTGTCGGCCGTCATGCGCGATGCCGGATAGATCGTGCTGGTGCCTGCCAGGTCTCGGATGCCGATCCCTGCCGAGCTGTAAGGTTCGAAGCGCGCGTAGCCGATCGAATAGGTGTTCTCGATCGTCGTGGTGTAGGTGTCGAACGTGTCGCCCGTCGGGTACACGCCGACCTCACCGCCGATGCGCGTCGCGTTGGTTGCTGTCACCGGCATGGCATCACCTCTTGGCTCGCACGCTCTCGATCAATCCACGGTTCGCGCCGCTCGCAATCTCGCCCGCGACGATGTCCCCGATCGCTCGAGCCTCGCGCAGCAGGACGTCGCGCGTCGATCGACCATCCAGCGCCTGGATGCTCGGATTGTAGTCCACCTGCACGTTGATCGACGGAGCCGCCATCTGCGCTTGCTCGCGCGCCATCGCGGCCGGCGTGTTCTGGAACTCGACCGGGATGCCACGGTTCGGGCCCGGCAACGGCACGAACGCCTCCGCGCCTCGGCCTTCGCCGAAGACCGCGATCTGCGGCTCGGTCGCCACGCCGCCTTGCGCATAGGCGCGCATGGGCAGGCCGCTGGCGGCCGCAAGCATCGTGCCCGCCATGATGCCGCCCTTCTCGAAGAACTTCGCGCCACCGACCGGCGGGCCGTCGAACGGACCCGAGCCCGCCGGACCAGTCGCCAACAGCCGACCGCCAACCACGCCGCCGGCCGCCGCCACCGGAGCAGCAGGCGCGGCCGCGAAGCCCGGCACCAAGGCCGACAAGATGCTGGCCGCGATCTTCGTGGCGATCAGTTGGTTGATGGCCTGCACGAGCCCCGAGATAAAGTTGCGGATGAAATCCTTGAACGCCTCGCCCGCCGACTTCGTGCCGAGCACGATGTCG